GCATCAGCAGCCTTCTTGCTAGAGAATCCGGTTTCTGGATTCATCATCAAATCGGTCTGGCGTGTACGCAACTGGTTGTACGCATCCTCAACCCGCAGCTCGTCCAGATCGGCAGTCAATCGCCCAAGCGCAGCCGCCCCTCGAGCAACCGCCTCTGCAGTCTCCGCGGCCTGAGTACCCACAGCCGCAAGCCCGCGCGTGCTAGGTGTAGCGATTCGCGGGACGACTTGCTGTCTGTAGAACTCAAGCTTAGCCATGAATCACCTCGGGCCAATACGCCGCGGAGTAACCGTTGTCTGTGTCGATGAGACGCGTTTTGGTGCAGCCGTAGTCGGCGTCGTCGTTCGTGTTTTTGGCGTAGGAAGTGTGCCACCGGCCCCCGTGTAACCGCCAAGCCCAGCAGAAGCCGACTGCAGAGCAATTTGTGTCCATGATGGGCGTGATGCCTTGATGATCTTGGCCTCTGTCAATAATCCCTGCGCCTGTGTTTCGCCCTGATACGCCAGAGACAGTGCATCAAGCTCGGCCGCGGTCGCTGCTTGTTTGTAAGCATCGCTAAAAGAGACCGATTCCAAAGTGCCAGCCTGCGCGCCTGCCGCCCGCAGTTCACCAAACTGTCGGCGGGTCTCACGACCAAGTGCCTCAACCTGTAGCCCCGCTTCTCGTCTAGCAGTTCCTGCTTCAACTTCTCGAGCGCGGGCTTCTGCGCCTGCGACCGCACGTTGCTGCCCACCAGCCATTGCTGTTGATGCAGCCGATGCTGCCGCTGCGATAAATGGTATTGCCTGTGCCATTACTGAATCCTCGCGTACATCACCATATCGCTACCGTCTAGGTGAAACGCTCTCATAAATCCTTCCCGTTCAAACCCTAACATTCTCGCCCATCTGTGGCCGGGCTCAAAGCCGGGATACACATACGCCTCAACACGCCGAATATCGCAGCGGTCAAGAAACTTCTGCACCTCTCGATGCAGCGGCCTCATGCTCTGCCCCGCATCCCACGAGAGCAACGCCCACGCCGACGCCCTGCCCTTCCACAACTCCACCACACCCGCACAGCAGATAATCTTCCCATCCCTGCGCGCCGTGTAGCACGGCCCCGCCTCGACCAGTTCCTGTCCGTATCCCGGTCGTCCGACAAAGGCTGCGAGATATTCCTGCGACGGCTGCAACCTCAGTTCATCAAGGTGCGCCGGCCGGAACTTCACGACCTCGATCATCCGGCCGTCTCCAGCTCTGGGTACAGCGCCACCACCGTGAGCGGCAGCGGCTGATCCGCAACCACCCAGATCCGTCCGTCTGTCTCGTACCCGCCCGGAAACGCAATCACATCGGTGTCCCCAGTCAGTGTCGGCGGCACCTCGTCCATAAAGTCATTGCCCGTCCGGTATACGATCTGATCCAGATTGGTCGCACTCGGCCCGATCTTGCCGCCAAGGCTGTTATAGAGCCGCAGGGCGAGCTTATGGACGCGCTTGGTCTTGGACTGCGCCGTGCCTATGGATGCGCCTGCCTCGATCCTCTGCGTGGCTAGCGTTGACGTATACGGCAATCCCACCACCACACGCGAGGCCGGGGTCGTCAGCGTCACAGCGCCGTCCGTCACCACAAGGCCCGTCACCTCGGCACCGTCTGCGAGCGCAGAAACCGTCTCGCCCTCGAGGTGATACATACCTCGGAGCGTGGTCGCCGTCATGCGCCAGGTATTTAGCGGGACATCGTTATCCTCAAACGCAGCAATGATTCTGACCAGTACCTCGTCCTGCGAAACAAAGCTCGTGATCAACGCCCGCGAGCTGCGCCAGAGACCGTTCTCCTCGTCGTAGTATCGCTGCACGATCTCACGGCCAACATCGGTCGCCTCAAACACCGGATCGTTGACGACAAGGTAATCGCCCGCCTCAGTCAGCAGAAATTCATCCGCTTCGGTAGCAATCTCTAATGACGATGTGACCGTCGCAGTCACGTTGAGCGAGCCGACTACGTCGTAGCCTGTGCCAAGGAAAAGATCGGCGGCGATTATCGGGTTAAATTCCAGCGCCGAATCAAGATACACCGCGCTTTGAATATCGTCGCCGTCCTCAAGCGACTGCGCGAAATACTCCACAGATCGGCGAGTCAGATCAACGCCAGCCTCGGTGACTAACTGATCGTCGCCCTCGGTCAGGATCTCATCGCCCGCCTCGGTCGCAAGCTCATAGGCAATGTCGCCCTGAATCGTGCGCGACACCACCACCCAAACATCATCCACATCGCCATCAGGGCCAGCAATCGTCTGCACCGCCTCGACCTTGGCATTCACGCCGCCGATCGGGTGCTGGTGCCAGCCATAGATGTTTTGCTCGCGATCATAGGTCAGGCCGATCAGCCGACCGTCACCAAGCACACACCAGATGATGTCGTCCGGCTCCTTCTGGTATTCCATGTCGATGATGCCGGATCGGGTGATCTCGGGATAAAGCACAGACATGTCTCGCGGCACCCACGCGTCGGCTTGGATGTCAAACCGCAACTCCATGATGCGGCGACCGCCCACTCGAGCAAACAGCACCGCATCCTCAACCAGTACCGGCTCAAGCTCCATCGAGCCCTCTGCCGACTGCAGGTCAAACTTCACATTCTCAGGGCCGAGCGGTGCGGTCGTGACGTTTTCACGGATCGCAATCTCAGCGCCCGCGGTACCCGCGATCAGTGCGTTACCCGGTCGCAGCCAGCGCACCTTGTCGACATTGCCGACCGCAAGCGTGAGGTTAAGGGCGTTGTCCGCAAGGATCTCGCCCATCGTGTCCGGTGCATGGGAGGCATAGTCACCAGCGACCGAACCATAGACATTTTGCCCGCCAGCCCAGAACAAGCGATCGCGCCAAAAGCAAACCTTGTACGGATAGGCCGCGCCCATGCTCGTTCCCCACGCGCCCACCCGGTACACGCAGGTCGTCGCAGACAAGAGCTCGGCAGGTGCCACGCCGGGGCCAATCACATCAGCCGTCACCACCGTCGTGCTCGTCACCGCAGTGATCTTCAGCACCACATAGCCGGGATGCAGAAACTTCCAAAGTACGCCGGTATTACCGTCGTAGTCTTGGCCCTCCTCGTGAATCGGTCTCACGGCGCCCGTAGTTGCCGAATTGACCGCCTCGTAAAACTTGCCGCTCGATTTGCGTATGTTGGTCGCCGTGATCGACTTGCCGGTTTCCCACTGCGTTGTCGTGATATTGATCGGCTGCAACCGCAGGAGAAGCCCCACACCGTCCGTAAAGATCGGCGAGCTTGCGGTAACGGTCACAGATCCCGTCGTCCCAGATAGCGTGAAATCGACTTTAGTGTCGGGTTCGCGCTGGAATGGGCCATCGGTCGGCGCGTACTCGGCAAACGCCCAGCTCGTGTTTCCGCTACGGGTCAATGTGCGCGGCGCATAACCCTCGCAGCCGATATAGAGCACATCGCCCGACTGCGTGATCGAGAGCGCGCTTGTGCCTTCAGGGGTAAATAGATCCTCGACCTCATAGGGAGATGCGAGCGTGTACACACGTTGGATATCCCCGTTCCCGGTATATGTCCCGTATGAGGTCGTGTTGATCAATCCGTCATCGATGTCGTAAAGCTCAAACGTCTTTGCGCCCGTGTTGAGGTTTGTGACCTTGACGTATCGGCCATTGACCTCTGACATGCCAGCGACATCTTTGACATACATCCAATCGCCGTTGGCGGGGTCTGCTCCAACGTAGGTTAGAACGCCGGGGCTTGCGTTCGTGATGTTTGAAACATCAAGGCCAGTCTCAAGCACAACGCCGCGGTCGGTATAGAAGCGGCAGTACTGGTCGCCAAACTCGATGACGTATGCCTGATCGAATGCAAACTCAAACCGCTGCAGCCAAACCTTTTTATCTGGATACAGAGTCTGCAAGACATACTTGGTGCCGGGGCATCGCTTCGCTGGCCCCTGCGCGGTCGGGATAAACCGCCGCATACGAAATGCACTCGATGCATATTTCTCAAAGTCGGTGCGGCCACTCATCATGGCACCAACTTCGCCACCGTTGAAATTGACGACAGCCGGATTAGCGTTTGGCATTAGAGCCTCACTGTCAGCCAAGTCGTGTCGGCAATGCTCTCCGGTGGATTCTCAATAGCGTTTGCTCGGATCGCTTCCATCAGCGCCATCTTGTAGTCACGCAGTGCAGCATTCTTTTTGCCGTCGGACTGGGTGAGCGCCTCGGACACGTTGTAGGCGATCGATGCCGCGAACGCTTCATCGAATGCAGTATCAAACTTAGTGGGGTCTGTAGTGCGGGCAAGGTATCGCAGGTTCAGCGAGCCAGAGCTGCGAGTCAGGATCTTGCCGCCCTCGAGCACATATTCCTGCCCGCCGCTGCTGATCAGGTCAGAAAGGTCTGGCGCTGGATAGTAAGCATTGATCTGCAGGATACGCAGACAGTCGGACGGTACGGGATATTGGTAGCTGTAGTCGAATACGGGGGTATCGACCTCTGCTGCCAGAACCGCCCTTTTTACACAAAAGCGCCAGTTATAGGTGCGCTGCAGCTTGTCGCGCAGCATCGAATAGACAGCGGAAACCTCTCGGGCTGGTTTGGTGTTATCCGAGAGACTAGTGATCCTCAAGTCACCCAGTTTGGTGAGCGCGAGGTTAGCGATTGCGACATCACTTGCAGCCACGGGCGTCTCCCGCAGCTGTTAGGCCGGAGGCCAAGTGTCCTGAAGAATCGCCTCTTTCAGCGTATCAATGGCAAGCAAAACTTCCTGCTTGCTCATGTTGGCCGCAAGATCAACACGCACCTCAACATCGGTCGTGGCTGTAGAGCCAGATCCTTCTGTGACGTTACGCACGCCCTGCTCGCCGCGGTCAATGCCGTAAAAACGCTCTGCCATGTTGGCTCTCCATCAAGAAAGGGGCGGGCCGAGAATCCCCAACCCGCCCCTATTACTTACGCCGTGTAACGACCGATGAGCTTCACCGTGCCGGTGGCGTCAGCCGCCGCCGTCAGCGTGAGAGTCACATCGTAGAACACGCGGGGGTCGCTGGTGAGCGCGAGTGCGTCCCACAGCTCCTTGCCGGAGTTTGCGATCGTGAACACCGCAGCCTCGTGCAGGACATCCGTGCCATTCAGCGCGCCGTCCTTGAGAGACAGGGCCGAGGCAAAGAAGTCAGCGTCAGCAACCGCACCACCGTCAGCGGCATAAAGGCCGATGTCGGTGATCGTCGTGGTGCCAATGTCCGGCGAGTAGATGCGGAGATCCGTCATCACCGCATTCGACGGCACACGAAACATGCGATAGGTCGAACCGATGCTATCGGTGTCCGTAATCGCCGCCGTGGCCACCGCTACACGCTCGCTGCCGCCGTCAACACGCGGGCTGTTGAGGACAACAGGGGTCGCGTCTGCGTTGGTGATAAGGGTCGACTTAACTGCTACAACTGCCATTTTCGTTTACTCCCTTATTCCGCACACAGAATGTCGACCACCTTCTTCTCCTCAGTGCGCGTGGCACCGAAGGTACCCATCAGGTAAACCTGATACGGGTGAGAAGAAAGATCGCGACGCTGCGTCACGTTGGACATGATGTCATTCCACATGCCGAGGTGAACGCCCGACGGCACCCACACGGGGCAGCGGCGGTGGTTCGAGGACGTCGGAAGACGCTCGGTGTGGATGAAGTTGATCCCGAGGAATCGGGTCACTTTGCCGTCCTGCAACACCGGCATACCGGGGCTGTAGTCCTCGCTCGTGACCTGAATCTGGCCGAGAAGGTCGTCGTGCTGCTCGGCCGAAATGGCGCAGTACACCGGCTCGGCATCGAGGTCGACTTCGTTCTCCATCAGGATGCGGCGCGCTTCACGCAGCTTGTCGACCGTGAGGCCCACGTTGCCCGAGGCAGCGTAGTTCACAGCAACCTGCTGGGTGGAGGTGGCAAAGTTGGTGGTCGTGCCGCCAGCCTCGCCAGTCTTGTTCGCACCGAAGATGCCCGAGATGATCACATCGTCGATCGCGCGGCCCATCGCGTAGAGACCGTTCTGCGAGTAAGCAGACTGCGGGTCAGCGAGGAGACGGAGCTTGTCGAAGCTGTCGATCAGGTCGGCCCAATCGTAATCTTCCGGAAACACCCAGCGGCGATCGTTCGGCGTGTTGACCGGGACAATCGGGCTGTAGCGGGTCGAGACCGCACGGGCCGAGGTGGCACCGTACTGCGTGACGACTTCCGACTGTTTGCCCTTGTACGAACCAGTCTGCACCGCAGAGCGCAGCTTGGAGCCCTTCTGCTGCAGGAGCAGCGAGATGTTCGTGCCGTACTGTACGGCATAAACGCTTGCAATATTATCGGCCATGATAGCCCTCCAAAAACAAAGTTAGATACTGTTCTCGGATGGCTTGTCCTTGCGGGGCCGTAAT